CGGAGTTTCAGTGTGGCAGCTCCGCGCTGCACGGATTGTTGTAAATCGAAAGAATCTTCGAACGGAAGCTCGAAGAAAGAATTTCGATCACTGCTCCAATTTATATCCTTGCGAGAAGACGAAAGCCTCCTCTCAAGGTTTAATAATGAAGCAGTCAACGCCGGATAGCCATCAAGGCTGTCACTGCGCCTGATGCTCTCAACGACGACAGATCTCATCTCTGAGATCTGATAGTCATTGTTCCAGCGATAACGCTGAAACTGAGGACCCAAAAAGGGTTCTATCCTGCCAAGTGCAGGAGAATCGTTCGATACATAGGGTAAAGACCCCAGTATTCTCTCACATGTGCGAAACATGAGAGAGGCCGTCTTAAGATAACCTCTTTGTGAAAAGAGGTTCGCTTGGGCGACCCAAGAAACGATCTCGTGCACTTGCCGCCTGTCCTTTGGAGGTAACGTCCTCAGATATAAAGGGGTAACCTCTATACCATCAAACGCGTCTACGCCACAAGACTCTCGAAAGCTTCCGCTCACGAAAGTTTTGGCGTAATTAATCTTGCAGTTGATGCGCTGCAGATAATCAAGGACAGCATCCGACCCGTCTACCGGCACGATGATATCATCACCGTAAACGTAGACGTCCCTACTAATCTGAAAAACAGATTTTCGGGTTACAGGAAGGTCGTGTTTCCAAATCAAAGCCGCTACACAAGCAGTGTAGAACACCATGGCTTCGATAGGGAAACAGAGAGCAGATCCCATGGAGGCGAATTTGCTCAACGGGCCGAAAACGGTCCCATTGGGCAGTTCGACTCTCGTCGAACGACAGGCTTGAATGGCCTGTGAAATATGAGGATACGACGAGAACATCTTCTCAACCAAAAGGTTGAGGACGCGATCACTCGCGTCAGAGAGGTCGATCGTAGCACCCCATCCGTTCTTAGACGAGGCAATCGCCAACATCTGATTGATATGCTGGTACGTAAAATTTACGTGCCCAGCAGAGATCACATCAGACTCAAGGGCTGAGTAAAACCAGTCCTTGAGAGCCTGCTGAGTATATTGCATACACGCAGGCTCGATGGCAATTGTCCTGGGTGACTTCAAAGTCTTCGGAACGAGGGTTAGCCTAACAGGCGCCTCCTCGTCCGCCGACACAAACGCAACCTCGCGAACCACCTTGGGAACAAACCCAGGAAGCCTATCACTGAAACTAGAGCTAACAGATAAACTGTAGCCAGTTCCAATGAGAGGAAAATATGGTTCGAGACGCTCATGCCAGAATCGCCAATGATATTTCTGGTTTCCCAGAATTCTCTCGGCGACAGCTCCGGGACCATGTCTAGGAAGAACATGATCAAGGCGTAAACGCCCCAACATGTCATTCCAAAGAACATGCGAACACCGAACAAAATGATCGATGACGCTTGGCTCGAAGACAAAGTCTTTGTTATCAAGCTCAACTTGAACAAAGTTCCGGACCGCCTTTGCCTCTCTTTCGAGAGAGCACGGCAGTCCCACCTTCTTCCACAGCAAACAGATTTGTCTGATTGCTGAGACGAGGGTGGGGGTATCGGAGCTAATTTCATAGATCCTCCCTGTCTCTTGGTCAAAGACGCGACCGAGCATACCTTGCAAAAATGCAGGGATTGCTCCAGTGCCTCGCTTAAATAAGCGAAACATTGATGGGTCGACGTACCCTAATTGTAAGCTTCTTTCGAAGCGTTTACAAAACTCGGGTAAGGTTATCGTCAAAAACGATAAACCCTCCTTCATGACCCGCGATCTAATGGTTAATAGATCGCGTAAATCAGAGACTGGTTCGGAACACTTCGCGCAAGCGTCTTCATAGACGCATTGCACGAGCATCAAGAGATCACTTATCTCCTTTACAGGAGCATCGTAGCTTTTCAAGGAACCTCCAATCAGGGGGAAATCCTTCTAGCTCCAATGATCTGTGAAGCTCAATGAGCCCGTCTAACTCTGTGTAACCAACCTCAACCGAGGTACGGTACGGGCACGAGCGATAGGGTTTCCCTATAGCTCGCCACCGTAAAGCTTAGCGACAAGCCCCGTAGTAGGGGTAGTTGTTAACGCCGTTTTCACGTCGTTAACTATTCCTTCAATCTCAGTTACCGTAAACCCTGGAAAGCCGGTAATACCGGCGCCCGAGGGTCTATCGATAGTGATATTGATGGAGGCTGTAAGGGGCGGCAGACTCGTGTCTGGATGCGCCTTACTGAAGGTAAACTGAATCCAATGACGCTTACGCTCTTTTGTAGAGCTCTGCTCAGTGGACATAGTCACTACTTCAGCTTGATCTCGTCTTACAACCCGCTTGGGTTGTAAATTAACGATCGCAAGAGCCCTTGTCACTGTAGCGTACACAAAGTTAAGCGGATCACTGATCATTGAAGTTGATCTCCTTTTGCTGGTGGCGGAATGCAATCGTCATCTACACTCGCTTGCCAAGCGAGCAAGTACACAGACGAAAGCCGATTCCCTACTTTCCTCGGCTAAAACCGAGGGCAGCAAGGATGCTAAGCTTCATCCCGGACAGACCACCGGGTAAAGCAGTAAAACCAAAAGCGTTCTGCCCTACCTCGCGGCGTTTGATCTCGTGCCCGGCAACAGCCTCGTACGAGATACTTCCTCCAGAAACGAAGGAAAACGAAACGCGGTAGACGAACCGATGAACGGTTCGTCTCATGAGGTAGAAATACCTTGACACGACTGCATCGCTGGCCATGTCGTGGATTAACTGAATGTTATCCCCGACATTTGTGGCCCAGTCGAGTAGCCATGAGTAAGGTAGCACTTTGTAGACGTTCACCGGGTTGATTTCTAGGCCTGAGAGCCGGATAGCCTGAGCTACCGACGCAATGGCGCTTTTATCACCCATTAGTGATTCGTCAAACTCTGGATAGTACTGTTTGAATGAACCTTCATACCAAACTTGCGTGACAGTTTGTCGCACAAGCTGGAGACGGCCACTCTGAGGTACAATCCAGCCCGTAGTCATATACGGGGTGCTGAAGTTGCTCGTTCCGGTCTGACTGGAAAGAACCTCTTCGAACTCTACCACCTCTTCCTTGAACTTCCTTCGCTGCCAACGGCCATTCTTACGAGTGGCATCTGCGACGAAATCGGAGTAGTTCAGAACTACTTCGCACATCTTAGAAACGTCGTCAACGAGGGGAGCCCAACCGAAGACAGTATTCAGAAACTGATTACTGATAGGCTTAGGTGAACGGACCATCCGTTTAAGTTCGGCCTTCTTCGCAGAAGCTGAAGAAAATCCGGACTTCGACGAACTCACAAGATCCTTCCAAGTATTTGCGAAGGGTGCGAGAGACGTTTTTAACGTCTTGGGAATGTCACTAGCCTCAGCCAGTGTCTGAAAAGCGCTCGCATGAGCGATCTTCGGACGGAGTCTCGCATAAGCGCGAGACCCAAGATCGGACATATTGTCAGGGTTTAACTGGGGATGTACTACATCCTTAGGCCAGGCCTCTTCGGCCAACCAGCCACCCCAGTGGTCAGTGGAAAGCTGAAAGCTACCATTGTACCTTATGCGCCAATCTGAGCCGTCAAACCCGTTATGGGTAGCGGCACCAGGTTGTAACATACCGGGGCCAGAGAGATACGAACCACTCGCGTGCAACTGTACAGGTGCACGCACGGAGGCTAAGTAGAGTGGACCGCCGACATCATAGTGCTTCTTAGCACCATGATTTTCGTCGATGCACAACTTCTTAACTCCAGGACCTACGCTAGCCAT